CCGAATAGCCAACCCTTCATTGTGAAGTTGAGTGTCCAAATGATTGCTCTACGCTCGGTGAATGAACCTTCATATGTGTCTTGATGTGTTATATTGTCTAATGTGATAGGTACATCGTACTTACCATTCAGATCTGGGTTTAAATTCAGAGTAGATTGCCAAACTGGTGTAAAGTATGGAAGAATCTGTTCGACAATATAAGTACCATCCATTACATTCTTGACCATAATAGAGAGTGTAAAGTCAATGTTGTATGGGACAGGAACATACTGGAATGCTTTACCTAATGGATTATTAGGATCTTGTATTGAAATCTTAGTTAGTGTTGGCAATTTACGTGTTGCATCATAATAGAGACCAGTCATCTCAAAAGTCATACGAGGTAACTGAATTGCAACTTGTCTATTCAGATCTGGGTTACCCTCAAGTCTAGCTAGAAACTTATCTCTAGGACCATAGTTGAGAGGTACTTTACTTGTCTGGATTAACGCACCATTTGAGTCATAACGATTTAGTGAAATATCGTTAAAGAGAGTGCCAAAATAAATGACATACTTGCGTAAAGTATTATGGCCGAATGTGATTCCAAACATTATGAAATCTGTCCTCCACTAAAAGGATCAATATCTGACCAGTCAATCATTCCAGTACTTTCTTGTTTAATGTCAGTGTTATTCTCAAATGGACCTAGAATGTCTTTATACTGAGTATCGTCAGTGACGTGATCTACAGAGTATGTAGTTTCAATTGCGTCAATTTCAGGAACACCAGTATTAAAGCGCTCATCTGAATATTCCCAAACATCACATGCAACATCCCAGATTTGTAGGCTACCCATCTGATAGAAAATAGCAGTCTGATTTACATACTTGATGACAAAGATACGCTTCATCATTGTTGAATAGATAAGATCACCTTCACGTGGTCTTTGAATATCTGGTTCAAGTGTGGTGAGTTCTTTACTAAATGTTCGTCTAGCAATTGTAAATGTAACTGAATCTCTAATTTCTAGATTGAACTTAGAAAGGAAAGTTCCATCACCTTCATATGAATCATATGACTTAATGTAGACATCAAACTCATACGCTTTATTGTATTCAGATAGCGTATCTTCACCATAGACATTGTCTTTTTTGATTAGAAGTCTTGGAAGATAATAAACCGTGTGTCCATAAATCGACATGCTCTCATTGATTAGTGATTCAATGAGATCTTGTTCTGCATAACTATTAAAGTTGTTAAAATAGACACTTGGCATGATTAATTCCGTTTACTTTTATTTATAAAGTAGTTCTTTACGATATTTAGTTATAATTTGCCTACCAACACCAACTATTTTAGACGCTTCAATTGCTTTCATATGTAAAGTCTGCTCAATTAGTTGTCTATAGGATTCCATTTTGTCTTTAGCTCTTTTTCTATTTGCTTCAGCAATTTTTGCTGTATGTTCAGGTGTATTCTTTTGACCTAATCTATTCTGTTTACCTTTAAGACCTGCAGATATTTTTGAGACAGTTTCTAATCTTTGTTCTTCAGTACGATTATTCCATATACTTTTAGCTTTATCAGAGTAGTATTGACTTCGTTCTTCATCAGATAATTTCTTCCTACGATTTTCTTCGGGAAATTTTTCTGACATAGTTTTAATCATTGATTGACGGCGCTTTTCTCTAACTTCGAGTTCAGAAGATCTATTATTTCTAGTTTCAAGCCCATTTAAATAATTTTCTCTAACTTCAGGATTTTGCATAGCTTCTTTAGTTTTTATACTAATTTTTTCTTTAATAGTTTTTTCTTTATGTTCATCAGAAGACCAATGTTTCCAGGAAATATTAAGATTATAATATTTAATTCCTCTGAGTTCTTCTTTCTTAATTAATGAAAACCACCGTGATTCTTCTTCAAACATATCTTGTTTTGTGGTATAAATTCTTGCTAAAATTCTTCTTTTAAAATCTTGTGGTCTAATTTTATATGCTCTTTTCATCCAAGAAGAAGAACAAATATAACCATCATCTTCTGATCCCCAGTGAGCACCGATATAATAGCGTTTATGTTTTCTATCTCGCCAAATATAAATAAAACCATACTTCATAATAGATCTCCTTTGATCTATTTATAAAAGTGTACATTTCACCCAATCATGTCAGTAACAGGCAAGCTGTAGGATGAAAGCATTTCGGCTTCCATCTTTTCAATTTCACGTTCAGCGTCACTCAGAATTCGATCGCCGTTAAACTGAACACCACCTGGAAGTGTCATTCCGGTAAACTTAGTAAGATTACTTCCCCACTGATGTTTGAACTTAGCAGTGACATAATTCTGAAGCCATCTATCTGACCAAACATCAGTCCAAATTTCTGGATCGATTACTTCATATGCTTCAACTAGTAGATATTCACCAGTATTGATTTTCAGATTCCATTCCATATCGATGTATAGTCTATTTTTATGTCTGGTATATCTAATAGGCTGTTCACCGACTAAAAGTTCAGAAATAAGAGACAAGTGTTCCATTGTCATATAGTAAGGAACCATTGAAACTGAAGTAAGTGTGTAAAGATCGTTTAATGCGATCTGATATCTGATATTGAATAGATCGTCCTGACGAACAATAGGGTCAGCAATAGGAAAAACTCTTACAGCACCCATGATGTTTTCAGGCAGTGTGATGTACTTATTGATCTTATCTTTATCAGTAACCTTGTGCTTATAATAGATTTTATCTGAACCATCAAAGTGATAGTCCCAGTAATATCTAAGAGCTTCATCAATACGATCTTCTAATTGATCATCATCGACGTTGATTTCAATTACTGGTTTGCCAAGCTTACGAAGACAATATTCTTTAAATTCAGCTCTACTCTGTGGTACTGCCATTATAATATCCTTCTTTTATCATTATTTATAAAATATATAATACAATGTATGTCGTAAAGAGTGGTATGTAATGAAGTACAAAATCAGATTCAACAAAACTAGAGGAATGCCTAATAGAGGTTCTTTAGATCACGTTTGGCGTGTATTTGAAGGTGGTAAAGAATATCTTTGCAAGAATATAGTCATGAAAAACTCATCATGGGGGGAAATTGATGAAAACGGTGTTGACTGGAACATTTGTTGTGAAGGTTCTTTGTCTATAGACAAAGAAACATCGACTATAACTATATCTTAAATTACTACTACCGAATCGGTTTTAACAGTAAATGTCTCTCTATTAGCTGGTGTAGCACTAATAATAAAATGGACAAACTTAAAAGGTTCGTCGGACCCATTAGGGAGAAACCCATGGGGTAGCCATGCATTGGTAATTAATAGATCACCAGGTTTTACTTTAAAGTTAATCTTCTGTGAGCCTAAAGTTGCTTGTGTCATATCTCTTTCGGGGAGATTTATTTGTACTTTTGCTGGTCTCGGATCAGAGATAAAAGGTCTTGTACTGTTTTCCGGAACTTCAACAAAATAGAAACCAACCAATTGAGCACTTCCACCATGTACGTGTTCTACCTGTTGACCATGCTTCATTAGCTTCTGGCCCCAAAAATCTGTAATGTTCGTATTGTAGTATTTCATATCGTATCCTTGACTTTCAAGGACATTCCACCCAGTTTTGGCAATATAGTCTAACATAGGGACAAGAGATTCGTCAAACATCCAATCTGTCTGACATACGGGATATATTTCATTCACTTCTTCTTTGCCTTCTAGTCTCTTATCCAAGACAGTTTTACAATCATCTAGAAACTGGGGGCAGTTAGTTATATAAACACCAGAAGCAAAATAAAACTCTGTTGTTAGTACATCCTGATTCATAATATTTCCTTTCACGGTAGATGTAGTATTTATATGCTCATCATCATACCAGACGTTGATTGATTGTTGTAAGTAGCATACGTAATTATAATAGCGCCTTGGCCGCCAGCACCCCCGAGACCTGGAGGAGATACCCCCGTACCACCACCGTTAGAACCACTACCGCCGCCTCCGCCGCCGCCATATCCACCGCCGTTACCACCGTTGGATCCTGGTGCACCGTGACAGGCGGCTCCAACACCAGGGCCCCCCGCGCCGCCACCGCCACCGCCAGAACCTATTGCGCCCGTAGCTAGTGAACCATTAAGGCTAGTGTAACCAAATTCTACCCCAGCAGCTCCGTTACCACCGACGCCACCTGCAACAGAAGAAGGGCTGGTGATCTGTCCATCACCACCACCACCGCCACCACCAGAACCGGCGCCGACACCGTTACCACCGGCGGTAGGGCCCCCAGCGCCAACACCGTTACCTCCTGTACCAGCTACTCCACCAACACCAGCACCACCAGCACCACCGCTATAAGAGGAAGGGCCGGACCCAGCAACACCTGTGCCTCCAGCAGCAGTACCACCACCACCACCACCACCACCACCACCGTTAGTGCTAGCATTGCTACCACTGCTTCCGTTTCTTAAAGCTGTACCGGCAGCACCACCACCGCCACCAGCTCCTCGTACAGCACCCGAAGAGGCACCCCCAGCACCCCCAGCTGTAGTAATTAGACCTACGGCACCTATTATCGAATTACTACCCGAAAGTGCCAGTACGCCTAAAGTATTCGATGTTGGTCTCGAAGAGCCATTGGCACTAAACCAGGTGTTAGCGGTACCTGTAGAATCAATATAATAATAAGGACTAGATCCCAGATAAAAGGTGGACTGAGAAAAACCACCGCCAGCTCCGCCAGTACCACCTGGGGTATTGCTGCCATACACCCCATTCTTGCCGTTTGCTCCAGCTCCGATCACGGTAACTGTTACCGGCTGAGATATATCCAGATCATTCGGAATGGAAAAAAGTGTTGCAGTATTTAAAGGGGTTGTATATGCTACGGTTTTTAAAGTCACAGTGTTATAAATTATAACTACGGCACCAGGAGCACCATAGCCAGGTCTACAACT